GGCAAGCCCGAAGTCTACGCCGGCGAACAAGGTCAGATCCATTCGGCCGTGTGGCCGGTCGTCGAGAAAGAGCTGAAGAAGCGACGTCTTTACGTGTCGGTGGACGAGCGCCTTGTACCGATCACGGACAAGGAAGCGCGTGCACGACCGCTGCAGGCACGCACCCAGCTCAAGAAGCTGTTTTTTTCGCATCAGGGCGAGCGTCCGCGCGAATACGAGCGTGCCGAGAAGGAGCTGTTGCGTTTCCCGAATGGCACGCACGATGACATCGTCGACATGCTTTCGTGGGGGGCGCGACTTGCACTCACCGTATCGCTGCCTTCCGTCTCGCAGCCGAAGAAGTCGGAAGGCTGGCGCGACCGTCTCAATAAGCAGCTCCATCAATCCAGCAATTTCATGGCGGCCTAAGTCATGGCATACGACGCGAATATCGCGCAAGAAAATTACCAGATCTACCGGTTCTGCTATGAGAACGGCCACAACGAGTGGGTCGAACGCGCGCGCAAGTGCTTCGACTTCTGGCAGGGCAACCAGTGGGATCCCGTGGATCGGGCGAAGCTCGCGCAATCGGGGCGCCCTGCCCTGACGTTCAACGTCATCGGCAGTTTGCTGCGCGTGATGAAAGGGATGCAGCGTGCGCTGCGCAACGACGTTCGCTTTACGCCGACCGAGGACGCTGAAGCACAGGACGCGATGGTGCGCGACGCCCTGTGGCTCAATATCCAGCAGGAAAATTCGCTCGACTTTATCGAAAGCGAAGTGTGGGAGCGCGGCATCATGATGGGCCGCGGCTACTACGACTGCCGTGTAGAGTTCGACGACAACATGCGGGGCAGCGTGCAGATCAAGGCACGGCGCAGCCAGGACATCGTGCTCGATCCTGCGATCGATTCCTACGATACGGTGGATTGGCCGCAGGTGTATTCGCGCCGTTGGGTGTCGAAGCTCGATGTGGAGCATATCGCCGGCAAAGCCGCTGCGGACGAATTGAGCTATTTCGACGTCCCGAGCTGGTATGCCTACGAAGATCAGTTCATGGCGCAGCGGCTCGGCAAGTTGCCCCTGTATCTATGGCGTGGGATGCCGGACGACAAACTGGTGCGCGCGTTCTTGCTGCTCGATCGTCAGTACTACGAGATGGCGCGCAAGGAGCTGTTCATCGATACGCAGACGGGGGATACGTCTCAAATCCCGCCGTCGTGGAATCGCGATCGCGTCAGCCATGTCCTGCAACAGACGCCGTCTTTGTCGACCATCAAGCGCAACGTCAAGACGCTACGTTGGCGTGTGACTTGCGAAGGCCAGGTGTTGCACGACGCCGAAAGCCCCTACAACCGCATGACCATTGTGCCGTTCTTTCCGGAAATGTGCGAAGGCGTCTCGAAGGGCTTCGTCGAAGACCTGTGCGATCCGCAACAGCTGTTCAACAAGGTTACGTCGCAGGAGCTGCACATCGTCAACACGACGGCGAACAGTGGGTACAAGCTGAAGTCCGGCTCGTTGCGCAACATGACGATCGAGGAGCTGGAAACGTCCGGCTCGAAGACCGGCCTCGTGGTCGAGCTGGACAACATCGAAGACCTCCAAAAATTTCAGCCCAACCAGGTGCCCTCCGGCCACGATCGCCTCAGCCAAAAAGCCGATTCGATCATGCGTGACCTGTCGGGCATCAGCCAGCAAACGCGGGGCTTTGCACGCGAGGATGTTGCTGGTGAAGCGATCCTTGCCAACCAGGCGGCGAGCGACCTCAACTTCGCCAGCGCCCTTGCGAACCTGCACCGTACCAAGGACATGCTGGCTCGGTTGGCAATGGATATGGTGCGCGACTACTACACCGAGACGCGTACGCTCCTGATCAACCGCGGCTCGATGTTCCGTCCGCAGATCGAGCAGTTGAAGTTGAACCAGCCGACGCCGGAAGGGCGCGTATTGAACGATGTGAGCCAGGGCAAGTACAGCACCTACATGGTGCCGTCGCCATCGCGTTCGACGATGTCGGAAGGTGAGTTCGACCAATTGTACAAGTTGCGCGAGATCGGGATCCAGATCCCCGACGTGGTGCTGGTTGAATTGTCGAATGCGCCGAACAAGGCACAGATCATCCAGCAGATGCCGGGTGACTCAGTCAGCGATCAGCAGCAACAGCAGCAGACGGAACAGCAGCAGGCGCAGCTTGATCAGCAGCTCATGCAGGCCAAGATCGCGAAGGAACAGGGCGCGGCCCAGCTCAACCAGGCGCGTGCGCAGAAGTTCGCTGGCGAAGCCGGGCGTGATCCCGATGCGGCATACGAGCGTGTCGAGATGACGCGGCTTGCAACGCAGCAACAGGCCGATCAGCAGCGCACCGCCATCGACGTCGCCAAGCTCGGTCTGCAGCGGCGCCAACAGGATCACTCGACGGCGTTGAAGCTGACGAGCATGGATCACGATCGCGCTGAGAATCGGCGTGCTCGTGCGCATCAAAGCGTCGAGCGGCAACAGGATCGCCAAGCGCAAAAACAAAAACCTGACAAGCAGCCTGAATCTGCTTAAATCCCGACCCCCAGGAGTAGAACATGCCCGACGTACTGAGTGAAGCCAATGTCGTTATCGATCCGAATCCGGATGCCGACCTGTCCGACGCTGATTTCGGCAACGCCGTAGTCGCCGATACGCCTGCAGCGGCTGCGCCCAAGGAAACCGCGAAACCGGCGCCCAAGGAGCCGGCGAAAACGGCGCCCAAAGACGCGCCCAAGCGCAACGAGCAGGGGCGCTTCGTCAAGGATGGAACAACCGACGAGGTGCTGCTGGGCGAAGGCGACAGCGACGGCGATCCCGTGGATCCGCCGGATGGCGATCCGCCGTCCGAAGTCGATCCCATCGCGGACCCGGAACTTGACGACAAGGACAAGATGGTGCCGCTGTCCCGGTTCAAGGAGGTCGTCAGCCAGCGCAACGATCTCGCAAACCGGTTGGGCGAAGCGCAGAAACAGCACTCCACAGAGCAAGGGCAAGCGCGCGATGAACTGAAGGAGATCATCGACGGCCGCGACAAGTTGTACGAGGAAGTCGAAACGCTGCGTGCCGACGGTGACATCAAGGGGGCAGCGAAACTTCAGCGCCAGATCGACGAGGCCAACCACAAACTTTCGGACATCAAGGCAGGCATGGTCGCGCGGCAGGAAGCGTTCATGCAGAACGAGAATTCGTCCTACAACCGAATGCTGGATCAGCTCGAAACGACATTGCCGGCGATGAATCCGAATGCGCCGGAATTCGATCGCACGACGGTCGAGGAGATGGAGTTCCAGGTACAGGCGTACACGAAGATGGGTATGCCGCCAACGCAGGCCTTGCGCCGTGCTGCCGTGCTGATTTTCCGCGAAGACCCGTTCGCGCCGCGCGTCGCAGCCAAAACGGAGGCTGCGGCGGTGAAGCCGATCGCTGCGGTTCCCGAGGCGAAGAAAACCAACGTGGCAAAGAACGTCGACGCGGCTAATCGCACGCCACCTGAAACGCAGCATAAGTCGGACGCAGGTGACGGCAAGGGCGGCAAGAGCATCTTCGATATGTCGGACGACGAGCTGGCCGCGCTGCCTGCGTCGGTGATCGCGCGCATGCGCGGTGACGTGGTAGCGTAGCGTTTCGATTTATTTGAAAAAATGCAGCTAAAACAGCCACTTGACTTAGTCAAGTGGCTGCTTTATGTTGACGCCCATCGTACCCCCGCACGATACGCGGGGATGCTCGTAGGCCATTCTGCCTAGCGTACTTCGCCAAGCCTGAGCGACATCCGGGCCAACAAGAGACGACGCATCTCAGCGTCGATTTCCCTTTCCTCTTTTTGGCGGAGGTCGCCTCGATGGCACTTACCAATTTTGCTGCTCTCACGTCGGAGCAGCTGACCGTATGGTCGCGTCAATTCTGGCAGGAAGCTCGCAACCGCTCCTTCGTGATGTCGTTCGCGGGCACAACCCCCAACAGCATGATCCAGCGCATCACCGAGCTGCGCAAAACCACGGACGGTGCGCGCGCTGTCATCACGCTGGTCAACGATGCACAGGGCGACGGCGTCGTTGGTGACAACGAGCTGGAAGGCAACGAAGAAGCCCTCAACAGTTCGGACAAGGTCATTCGCCTCGATCAGATGGGCCACGCCCACCGCTCCAAGGGTCGCATGGCCGAGCAGGAATCGGTGGTCCGATTCCGCGGCGAAGCCAAGGACAAGCTCACCTACTGGCTGGCCGATCGCATGGACCAGATCGCATTCCAGGTCGCTTCCGGCGTGAGCCTGACGCTCAAGAACAACGGCGCACCGCGTACGGGTTCGCAGTTCCCGCAGCTGCAGTTCGCCCAGGACATCGTGGCCCCATCGGCTAACCGCTTCTACCGGTGGTCAACCGCCAACGGGCTGGTGGCGGGCGATACCACTCAGATCACGGCCGCGGATACTCCGAGCTGGGCGATGCTGGTGAACCTGAAGGCCCAGGCCACCAACAGCTACCTGCGCCCGATTCGTTCGGACAACGGCATCGATACGTACAACGTGTTCATGACGCCGGATGGCATCGCCAAGCTGAAACAGGACAACAACTTCCTGGAAGCCTGGCGCTATGCGCAGAAGCGTGGCAACGAGAACCCGATCTTCAAGGGCACTCCGTTGGGCGGCCGCGAAGGCATCTTCATCGATGGTCTGAACATCCTCGAGTACCGTCACGTGTTCAACACCAAGGGCGCAGCGAGCGGGTCGAAGTGGGGCGCCGCCGGTGCGATCAACGGTCAACGCGTTTTGATGTGCGGCGCGCAGGCGCTCGCTTTTGCCGACATCGGCATGGCGGACTGGAACGAGAAGGTCTTCAACTACGGCAATTCGCCCGGCATTGCAGTGCGCAAAATCGTCGGGTTCCTGAAGCCGCAGTTCTACTCGATCTACTCCCAGTCGACCGAGGATCACAGTGTCATAGCCTGCGATACCGCGATCTGAGGACATCGATCGCCGCGCTACAGCGGCGATCGTTCCGCATTCCAAACATTCGAGGATTCAAACATGGCACTCAACTCCCCTCTCATCACCGCGCGCCAGGAAGCCGCATACGCGGTCGCGCAATGCGGTATCGCCAACATCGGCGCTGGTAATGGACTGCAAATTCAGCTTCCGGTGAACGCGCTTCTGCTTGACATCGTGGCGGATACCACCACCGCAGTGAACGCAGGCACGACCGCGACGTTGACGGCCGGCGACGGTACCGAGACGTTCATCAATGCGGCGAGCGTCGCGGCGGTTGGCCGCGCGCAAGGTGCGAACATCGGCCAGTTCTATCCGAGCGGCGGCACGATCTCGATCACCTTGGCCGAAACGGGTACGGCGGCAACGGCGGGTAACGTCTTCGTCAGTGCGAAGTACCTCGTTGTCGGCCGCGAGCAGTACAGCTTCGGCACCAATGTGATTGGCGACTGAGCTGACGCTTAGCGCGGGTTGTCGGGCTCGCGCTTTCCAAGGGGGCGGCTTCCTGTCGCCCCCGCTTTAGAAACGGAGCCCAACATGATCAGCATGATATCGCTTCGAACCTTCCGACTGGCCACGACCAAAGGCCACGTGATCCGGTTCGAGGCCAAGAAGCCCCAAATGGTGCCCAATGACATCGCGGCCGAGGCGATGGCTGCGGGTTGCGTGCCCACCGACGAGAAAGACGCGCCGTTCATCGACGACATGACGCGTGCGAATGTCGAATTCCAGGGCGACATCCGTCGTTCGGTAGTGCTGCTTGCCATCGAAGCGATTGCGAAAGTCAACGACGCCAAGAATTTCAACGGCGCTGGCATTCCGAAGGCGAAGGTGCTGAGCGAACGCCTTGGCTTCGACGTGACGCCGACCGAAGTGACGGCGCTGTGGCAGGAATACATGGGCGCCAAGAACAGCGGTGTGGACTTGCCGATGCACCCGCAGGCCGAGCAGGTACTGGCAGTCCTCAATGCGGAAGACCGCGAGACACTGTTGGCCTTGGCTGCGCAGTTCGAGGCGCCGACGGACAAGCTCGATGGGCTGTCGACGCGCGATGCGCGCCGTTTCCTGCTCACCAAGTTCCACGGCTTGACGGGCGCCTGATGCGATGCTTGCGACGACAGCCGACGGACTGAACGCCCTCTTTCGACAAGAGGTCGATGACGTACTGGAAGGTACGCCTCCGTCGGACGTCGATCGCCTGTGGAAAGACGCCGAGGTCTACACCTACATGACCGAGGCTGCGGACGCGACAGCGCGCGCCGTGCTCGGGCGGTACAAGACACTGCAGCTGGCGCTGTTGCCGAACCAGGCAGTCTATCCGTTGCCGATGTACGTGTTCGATATTCGTTCGGCGCGCACGCTCGTGTACGGTCAATCGCTTGTCGAACACAATATCGACGAGTACGCCGGCTACAAGGTGTGGGACTACGGGATGCCACTGGTCGGGTCGACCGGCGTTTTCACGGCGACCGGCGTGCCCATCCAGTACATGCGCGACTACGACGCACGCGCGATTCGGTTGATCCCGATCCCGATCGCGGCGGATACCCTGGAGCTGCAGTGCGTGATCGGCGTGGCGACGCCCATGCAGGCCGGTTTGCCATTGCCCTTCATGGAGATTCCGGATCAGCGCCTGATGCTGCTCAAGATGAAGGAGCTGGCCTACGCGAAGCACGACGCCGATACGCTCGATCTGAACAAAAGCACGCAGTTTGCGGAGCAGTTCGAGCACCGCGCGATCGAGCGCAGTGTCGAGCAGCGGCGTATTCGGCGCACACCGGGTTGCGTGCGGATGGAGTGGTGACGATGGCCCACGCATCCGAACTCGTGCCAATCGCTTTCAGCCACGGCGTTGCCAACCGGATGTCGGAAGTAAAGACACCGGCGGGGTTTGCGCGGAGCGCCCAGAATGTCGACATCGGCGCCGATGGCGTAGTGGGTCAGCGTCCTGGTTACGCCCTGGCTGCGGCATTGCCCGGCGCGCATTCCTTGTGGGCGCATCCGGAGCTGCCGTTCGCACTCGTGGCGGCCAGCTCCACGTTGTATCGGGTCGATCCATCGCTGGTACTCACGTCGCTTGTGACTACCCTCAGCGGCGCCGACGTCCATTATCACATGACGCCGCTCGGAGTTTACTGGTCCGATGGCGTCGCCTGCGGCTGCATCAACGTAGATGGCCAGGCGTCGAGTTGGGGTGTCCAGACGCCGCCAACATGCAGCGTAGCGGTGGCGAGCCTGGGCGGTCTTGATGCCGGTACCTACGCCGTCGCGATCACATACATGAATGAGGACGGCGTGGAAAGCGGCGCTACGGCCTCGCAGTTCGTAACGATTCTGCAAGGCGGCGGCATCACGGTGGCGACGCCAGCGAGTACTGATCCGACGATCGCAGGGGTACGCATCTATGTGACTACTGCCAACGGCCAGGAGCTGCAGTACGCCGGTTCTGTATTGGCTGGCGCCACGTACGCGATTGGGCCCGCGCCACGTGGACGCTCCCTGCGTACGCAGTACCTGCAGCCGTTGCCGGCGTTGCGCTACCCGTGGCTGAAGAACGGACGCCTGTTCGGAGCGGTGGGTCGTTTCCTGATGTGGTCCGAACCGTTGCGCTATGGCCTCTACGAACCCAGCAAGAATTTCATCGCGCTGCGGGGGGACGACATCACGATGGTCGCGGCGGCCGATACGCCCGAGTTCTTCCTGTATCTCGGTACCCATAAGCGCACTTACAAGTTCACGGGCGACTCGCTCGAAACCGCGGCGCTCTCGGTGCTTTCGCATTCGGGGGTGATTCCCGGATCGATGGCGCTTGTCGCGCCCGACGCGTTGCATATCGAGAACGTCACGACCTGGTCGCCGGTATGGATCGACACACGCGGTGTCCCGATCGCAGGCGTGCAGACGACCGTGACGCCACTCCATGAGAAGTTCGTCTATCCGTTGTTCGACACGACTGCGGCAGCGTTTGATCAACGCGAGGGCAACAGCCGCTATCTCGTAAGCGGGCGCGGCGGCGCGCCGTCGCCGTTGGCGTTCTCCGACAGCGTTACCGCTACGGTCCACAACAGCGGCGGAGGTCCGTGATGAGACTGCTGCATTGGGGCCCCAAGGCTACCGAAGATCAGATTCAGCAGCGTCTCGCTCTTTGCAATGCGTGCGAGTTCAAAAAGATACTGCCAGTCGTTCAAGTGGAAGCGTGTGGGGTTTGCGGGTGCCCTATCCACACAAAGACCCGTCAAGCAGCGGCAACATGTCCTAAAGGCAAATGGTGATCCCTCATGCAATTTTCCGCGAAAGTCCGCAGTGAGCTGGCCCGCGCGCTCCGCAACTTCAAGTATGAGAAGTCGCCGCGTGGTGTGTGTTTTCCGAACGCCGATCTGACGATCGGTGGTGTGTTCGGCGCCAAGGTCGACGATGGTCCGTGGTCGTGGGGCGATAATGCCGTGACCAACGAGGGCATCAATGCGATGCTGGCGGCGTTCTTCGATCAGGGCGCGCAGCCGAACGCCTGGTACGTGGCGCCGTTTTCGAACAATCTGTCACCGACCTCGGCCCTGACCGCGGCGACTTTCGCCAGCACTCAAGGCGAGTACACGGCGTACACGCAGACCGCTCGGCAGCTGTGGAAGCCCGATGCGGCGCCGACCACGCAGCAGGTGCAAAATGCTGCCGCTCCAGCGTCCTTCACGATCGGCGCTGCGACAGTGACGGTTTACGGCGCGGCACTCCTCTCGGCTTCGGCCAAGAGCGCCACGACCGGCGTCAGCGCGGCGGCGGGACTATTCGGCGTCGCCAACACGTTGAATCCGGGCAGCACGTTGACGGTGCAGTATGCGCTGAGTGCTACGTCTTCGTGATATGGCAGCATTTTCCGGCGAATACGTGCTGTTCACGCGGGATGGCAAAGTCACTCCGCGTGATCGCGCGCTCGCTCGAAAAATGCTTGGTCGATTGGCTACGGACCCCACAGGAACGTCGCTTTCCATACGCACTGCAAGGGAACAGCTTCCTGATGGCACGGTGATCGTAGCTTCACAAATAGGTCAAATGCGGCGCGTGGTAATAGATAAAGTGCCGGTTGCGAACATGTCGCAGGCGGTTCTCCTGTCGCAACTGTGGATGCCGCGCGGCTTCCTGCTGTATCCGGCGACGAGTATCGCTCCGCGCGGCTACGGGCTTCCTGTCGTGCCTCTTGATTCGGATTCGTACGCTCCGATCAATTTGGCGCCAGGGCTAGACACGAATCGTTGGACGTCAGGCGGCCCATGTGGGCAGGTGCTGCTGACGCGGGATGTCGATGCGGGATATGTGGCCAATCCGCTGCTGCTAGATGCACCGGCGCTGTTTTCGACGGACGAGGTGCAGATTCGCAACACCACAACTGATTTGTCAGATGCGCGTCCGTTCAAGGACCCATGGACTGCGTATCGCATGGAGTTTGTTGATTTCACGGCACACTTCGCTAACGAAGACCAGGTATTGCGTCGCGCGATGTTCAGTGCGTTCAATGCGCAACGGAGCGTGCCTGCGTATTTATGGCCTCGTGGCTACTACAGGCCAGCGGAATTTGCATCCTATTGGATGACAACAAGCGTAGTTCCTAAGTCGTACATGACGCCTGGCGACAGGTTGACCAAAGATGGCTACTGGACGGATGTGGCGTCTACCGACGAGCCACCGACAGCTTCTGGCTACGGAACCCCGCAGCGCGCGTTTGAATTACAGGCGAGTGGGGGGGACGTAGATCGTACGCTCGCGAAGTGGGCTGCAAACGACGCTGCCAGCGTCAATTACGTTTCGCCAGATAGTTTGCCATTGTTTCTGGACGTCGGATGGTGCAAAGGCAACTGGTGTATGTCGCTTGAGGAACGTGATCAATGGATAGAAGCGGGGCATGCATCATGGCAGTCGCCGGACGCGGAGCTTCCGCCGATTTCATGGAACGCGCCGTCGTCTCGCTCGCTTTCGTTTCTCACGCTCCCGGCGGTGATGGACGGATCTGCCGCGGAGTTGTTGTGGGGGCTGGTTGATGCGGGTCGGTTTTATGCGGTCCAATATCAATCGACGTACGTGTTCCGGGAATATCTAGGGCGCGTGGTTTACGCGCGCGGTCGCGCCATTGCGCGGCTTCCGAATGAGGGATACGTGCTTGGTGCAGGGATCATGACGAGCGCTACGAATGACCGTCTCGTTGTAATTGCATACCACGCAGCTGACCAGACGGGTAACTGGGAAACGGTCGGCGTTACCAATCATGTGCGCGTGTGGTACATCGACTACCCTCGTAAGCAAGGGTTGCGGCTGCTGTCTGAGTCAGTAGTTTGTGTTGCGGGAACGAGCGGCGCGGCTTGGCAGGGCGGCGATCTGTACACGGTCCCTGGATTGAAATACGAATCGCTGTGGGAGTTTAGCCATGATGGCTCTCGGGCTGTGTGCCTTCGGGACACATTTACGATAGCGGACTATCAAACCGTCATCAACGGTGCAGGCACCGGCGGCGTTGTGCTTATGCTCAACCAAAGCGGCAAAGCTGCCGTAGTCGAAATGACGTTTATCGAACTGCCGGAATGGACAGTAGACGTAGTTACTACTCCGCTGCTTCCGCAAGGGTCATCTGTGGGCCGCCCAATAAGCGAACTCCCGCATCATCCGTCTCAACTAGCAGGCGTGACAATCGACGCGACAGAGTTTGAAGTCACGCCACTTGCTGCTGGATATGACGCTGATGACAACATCGTTCTCGCATTTAGGTCCGCGGTTTCGCTGACCGCAAACGGGACCGTGGCGATTGGTACGGCGTCTGTCTCGACCACTTATGCTAAGTACGAGTATGTAGGAACGGGCAACGTCGATTGCCTATGGACTGCGGATCTTTTACACCTGCAGTTGATGTCATGTAGCGTGCGCGTGCCTGAAATGGACTTCTCGGTGACACCCGAAAGCGCACAAGTCGTTGATATAGTCAATGCGATTTTCGTCGTCGGCGGTTACAGTGCGCCTATGCGGCTCGATTATGCGTTGTTGGCTGCCGGAAAGGCGCCGTACACGGCCAATCCAAACTGGCCTACATGTATGGTGGGAACTACAGACGCTATTTTTCGAGTTTCGATGTATAAAGAAGGAGCGCTCGTTTACGCGTCCGCGTACGTGCCGCCGCCGGGCGTGTGGAACCAGTTTGACCTGACGTGGCGCCAGCAGCTCGCTGGCAGTACAGTGAACAATCTAATCACCAGCATCATAAATCCGATGTTTTATGTGCAGCCTTTTTACGTCGAACGTTTTGGAGAATGGATAATGGGCTACCAAGTCGGTCCTACAGCTCCAGATGACTATTCCGACGTTCCAGTTTGTGCGCCTGATATTGATCAGTACGTCAATGCGCAATCGAGTATTGTGCAAACGCCTGAACAGCGTACCCCGACGGGCGGCTTCTACACGTCGTCGTTCACACTCCCTCCCGGCGTCTCGGCCGATTGGCTCAGCGAAGCATTGGTGGTTTAATATGCTGATTGTCTCGGCTGGATTCAAAACCGGCATCCTCGGATCATCGAGCTTCGCTGGCCTGTTCAATGGCGGTCGCATTCGCATATTTTCAGGCGCACGTCCGGTCTTTTCCGAGATGCCGGAGCCGTCGGCGAACTGGATGGGTGACGTGGTCTGGAGCGGCTTTGACGTGGGCTTGCAGTTCGTGCAAGCAGGGCCGTCGGTAACGAAGCGCTTGCTGGATGTCTGGCAGCTTCTACCCACCGCGGCGGGGACTGCAACCTGGTGGCGGCTGATCGGCCCTGACGATGATGGCAGCACTTCATTCAGCGCGCCACGGATCGACGGTGACATCGGGACGCCTGCGCAGCCGCAGGAACTCGTGATGACGTCGACTACGCTGTCCCCAGGGACTGCACTCAGTATCAGTGATTTTGTTTTCACGATTCCGCCGCTCGTCGGCCTTTGATTCTCTCGGAGCGCTCACCATGATCCAGTTCGGAACCACCCTCGCCAATGCCCTGCTCGGTACCGGCAGCCTGCAGTCGTTGATCAACAACTCGTTCATTTATATCTACGCAGGCAACGTGCCGGCCGCGGGGGATGCGGCACCCGACGGCACAGCGGTGCTGCTGGCCAAAATCAGCGCCAATAACGGCGGCACGACCGGGATCACCTGGAATGGCCCAATCGCCAGCGGTGTGCTGCAGAAGACTTCTGCGGAAACCTGGTCTGGTCCCGTTACGACTACGGGCGTCGCCGCGTGGTTTCGCATTTGCGTAGGTACCGATACCGGCAGCGGCGCCGCCGTGGCGGGCAACTATCGCGTGCAAGGTACCGTGGGTACGACGATTGCGTCGGACATGGTGGTCGCGAGTACGAACTTCGTTTCGAGCAATACCGAAACGCTGTCCAACGGCCAGATCGCGATCCCGACCTGATAGCCGTAGTTCGCCATGACTCTCCCCCACTACCTCGACATCCCAGCCCCTCCCGAGACGCATGCGTTCTCGCTGGCGGCGTATGGCTCGGGTGAAAACAACTGGCTCGCGGATGGCAGCGCGATTCCTTTTTCGGGAAATTTTGTCGATCAGTCGGGAGCGACGCAGTCCTTGTACGGCAGCATCAACGTGCCCCAAGGGAGCGCCATCGCCATCACCGGACTCGATGCCGCCATCGCGGCCGGCTGGGTGACGGACTTCGTTGTGACCGATGTGCAATCGAGCAATGTAATCCAGCCCACGTCCAGTGGCCCACTTACGTATCCGTGCCCCGGCAATGGCGGACTGGAGTACACGAGTACATGGCATTACGCGCCACTTTCGACAGCGTTCAACCTTACGTTCGCGGTTGTGGGGGCACGCTTTTGGACCGACCTGGTCGGCTGCGCCGAGGTTTAGCCGATATGGCGCTCCTGAAAATCGCTCAAACGGCCTACATACCGGCGGTGCGGGCGTTTGCTGGACAGTCTTATTT